CCTGGAGCGAGTGACTGGATTCGAACCAGCGACATCCAACTTGGAAGGATGGCGTTCTACCACTGAACTACACTCGCCTATGCCATCAGCAGGACTTGAACCCGCAACCTTGAACTTACAAAGTTCCTGCACTACCAATTGTGCTATGATGGCACACGTCCCAGAAAGGATTCGAACCCTTGACCTAGTGATCCGTAGTCACTCGCTCTATCCAACTGAGCTACTGAGACACTACTCAAATAAATGATGCTTTGATGTACCAGCATTATCATTTGATATGTTTCCTATTCCAGTTTCCTCTGTTTCGCATAATTCATAACTCCAATCTTCTATTACAGTATTAGCTAACATCAGATCACTGAGTTTATATAACTCTTTCTCTGCTGTTTCATAATCATCTGCTTCAAACCAATAATCAATTACCTTACCAATCCTCAATAAATTTGATTTAAGATCAGGGGAAATTCTCTTAGTGTTATTCATCACAGCATTACCAGCAGCATCTGATACAGATCCTCGTAACCTTACATTAACAGTTGCTTTAAATTTCAAAATAATCTTTCCTGTAATATCGACCTAAGACATTGCTATTATAGTATGCAGGAGTCCCATCGTCAAGGGCCTCTGTTAAGACATCGTTAAGAAACAACTGTCTGGTCTCTGCATAATTGGTTTTACCTAGTGTCTTGTGAAGACTTATTATTTCTCTTCTGAATAATCCTTTTCCAAAGTCCTTAATATCGGCCTTAAGTTCTGGAGAACTTCCGTAGTATTTTTTCCAGTCACTCTCAGACGTAACCCTCCGTTTCCCTTTGCCACTTCTAGGCTTTCTACGCTGGGTAAAATATTTTCTTCCAATGTATTGTTTCCCTGTCTGAAGATTTGTAATCCTGTAGACAAAACCGAAGAAGTCGTCAATGTCATCAGAAGTAAAAGTTGTACCTTGATAGGTCCAGGGGTTCTCATAATGTCCCTCACCAGTCGATTCCATTTCATAATCTTTATCTTTCTAGTTTATATAGTGTCCTAGTATGTGCCAGGTCTCTTTATAGTCTTTCACATTATATGCAACTCCCATACCATTAGTTGCTATAGCCTTTGCTAATGAATAATCATTTCCACCTTCCTCAATCTTATCACCAAAGAAACGTAACTCATCATCATTAGTAAAATCTCTTAGGATCTGACTCTTATCACTTCCCTTTGGTCCTATATCAATACCAGTTTGTCCACCAAGTGTTATTGCTAAGTCTGGAAATTCATCCCTAAGTCTCTGTACTAAACCTACTCTTTCAGATCTTTCAGTATCCCACTTTACATATTCTTCTCTTCCAACAGAGGGGTCTTTACCTCTACCCAAGATACTAAAGTTAACTTGGCCTGGTCTTCTTTCAATATGAACCCCATTACGAATAGGAAAAGAACTACATTCTAATGCATCTTCTAAAACTTTTTCTACTTCCTTTGGTAGTTCCCATATGTCTCTATAGACATTCACATCTCTTTCATATGCATCACTACCAGAACAATTATATACTCTCTTTGCTGTGTAACATATATCCAATCCCAATTGTTCTAATGTCTTCTGTCTATCACTACCAGTAACAAGATAGACATCATGAGTACGACAAAATATAAGAAAAGGAGCCCAAAATTCATGGACAATTTCCTTTCTACTAGGAGTTATTGTACCATCAACATCAAACAAAAATTTCATAATTTAAATCCAGTGAATGTATCCTTCTTAACGTCTTGTTTGATACCACCAACCACATAAGATTCTACTTCTGTCTCCTGTGGTGCTACCTGAAGACCCTTAGAACTAATCCAATGTTGTGTCCAAGGAAGTGGATTACTTCTCAAAGGAATATCATATTGTGGTTTCAATCCTATAGCTTTCAACCTCTTATTAGCAATCCATTCAACATACTGCTGTAATAATTTGTCATTTAATCCTATCATACTACCATCTTTGAACAAATAATCTGCCCACTTCTTCTCTTCATTTACACATTTATCAAACATTTTATATGTCCACTCTTCTTCCTCTTCCATTATCTTTTTCATTTCAGGGTCATCACCTTCTCGCCAATTCTTTAATATTGTTTGGGTGAGAACAAGGTGTTGATTTTCATCTCTTGCAATAAGGGATATGATCTTTGCAGACCCTTCCATAAGCTTGAGCTCACCGAAAGCAAAAGAACAAGCAAAACTAACATAGAAACGAATTCCCTCAAGGATGTTAACATTGGCAACTGCTCTGTATAAGTGTCTTTTTAAATCTCTGAGTGTCCATTCTGAATTGGGATGATGTCTCATATCATCTTTCCAAGCACTACTCTGTCCATACTCCTGTGCATAGTTAATGAAAGTATCATAAGACTCTGTAACTGTAGCAGCACGTTCTAATATTCTATTATCTTTAATAATAGTATCAAATACTTCAGAGGGGTCTGGATAAACATTCTTAATAACATATGTATAGGATCTACTATGAATCATCTCCATAAATCCCCACACTTCCATACATGCTTCTAACTCAGGTAGAGAGCAGTAAGGTATAAAAGCCATACCAGGAGCACGGCCTTGTACACTATCGAGCATGATCTGATATTTAAGATTACTCGTATAGATGTGCTTTTGTTCTGGACGCAGCGTTTGATAGTCTCCACGATCTTTCTGTAATGATACTTCTTCTGGTCTCCAAAAATAACCAAGTTGTTGTGTAGTCAGCTTATCAAATACAGGATACTTATAAGAATCATATCTTTGGATTCCTAAAGGAGCACCAAAGAACATAGGTTGTTTCTTATAATCAACTTCTGAGGTATTGAATACCGTCATTCCCTTGACTTTAGATTGCACAGGATTCACATTCACCCTCCTCGATGGTACTTAATTCATTTAACAAACTACCCAATTCAGTCTCTACATCCTCTGCTACCTCATCAGTCTTCATATCATTAGTATTCTGATAATAAGAAGTCTTCCAACCTAACTTATAAGTGGTTAAAAGATCTTGAGCCATTGTACTAACAGGCACTTCATTATCTGGATAGTTCTCTGGATTATAAGACCAGTTACCAGAAATTGCTTGGTCAAAGAACTTCTGCATTGCTGCAACTACATTAATATATCCTTCATTAGATTTCATATCCCAAAGAAGAGTATAGTTATTCTTCAGTGTTTGATAAGATGGAACAATCTGCTTAAGAGGTCCTTTCTTGGACTTCTTAATGGACAGATAATCTCTTGGTGGTTCAATTCCATTGGTTGCATTGCACACAACGGAACTGCTCTCCGAAGGCATTTGTGCTGACAGTGTTGAGTGCCGTAACCCATGCTCCAAGATAGATGCTCTAAGAGATTCCCAGTCATGTGCTAAAGGTTGAGAACAAATCTCGTCTAAGTCTTTCTTATATGTATCAATAGGAAGTATCCCATCAGCATACTTAGTTCTTCCAAAATACTCACAATGTGTCTTCTCTTCTGCAATCTTATTTGATGCCTTTAGAAGGTAATACTGGAAGGACTCAGAAAGTCCATGAACAGCATCCCATGCCTCCTGTGACCCATAATCATAACCCAGCTTTGCAAGATAATGTGCAAGACCAATGAACCCTATTCCAAGGGATCTACGTGCCTTTGTAGCAATCTCTGCTGCCTTTACAGGGTAATCCTGATAGTCTATTAGCTCTTCTAAACCACGTACTGCAAGGTCACATAAGTCTTCTAATTCTTCATCAGTTCTTATCTTACCTACATTAACTGCACTAAGAATACAAAGTGCAATCTCACCAGTCATATCATCAATATGACTTAAAGGATATGTTGGTAAAGTAATCTCTTGACATAGATTACTCATAAAGACTTGATCTTTAAAAGAAGAGTGACTATTACAATGATCTATATTCATGATATAGATTCTACCAGTCTCTGCTCTCTCTTTCAATAAGTCAAGAATAAGTTCTTGTGCTTTAACCTTTGTCTTAGGAAGACCTTCTATAGTCTCATAATTTTCATATAACTCATCAAACTGTTCTGTACCAAAATGTTCATATAAACCAGGAACATCATGAGGACTAAAGAGAGTTATCTCTTCATCCTTAATAAATCTCTCATAAAATAACTTGGATATCTGTATACTATAATCTAACTTTCTAACTCTGTTGTCTTCTGTTCCTTTGTTGTTTTTGAGGACGAGGATGTCTCTGATTTCTTGATGCCAAATAGGGAAGTGGACAGTTGCTGAACCCCCTCTGATGCCGTTTTGAGTGCAACATCTGACAGTTGACTCAAACTTTTTGAGAAATGGGACAACACCTGTGTGCTGGACTTCACCTCCTCTGATCTTGCTGTTGATTCCTCTGATTCTTCCTGCGTTAATACCGATACCAGCACGTTGTGCGACGTATTTGCCAATAGCCATATCACTGCTAAAGATACTATCGAGGGTGTCATC